AGATTTTTAATGAATATGACAAGCTTATAAAAAAAGCAGAACTTGTGGCTTTCCAAAGCTCATGTCTAAAAAAAGACTATCTCAAAGAGTGTGAACCAGAGTATTGCGTTTTTAGGCTAAATAATGAATGTCAGTATTTTACTAATCTTGCTGAAATAAAAAAGATTACATCTATCTAATAATTGTTTCTACGTGGCACTAATCACGTTTCATCCCTGCTCTAACCTACCTATTTTTATTCCTGAAAATATCCCAATCAGGAATTGCCAAAAATGTCCAACCCTCTTATCCCTCAAGCCGAGCGGATGTATATCCGTGAAAATAAAATCTGTGAACATATAGCTAAAACTTTAGGTGTAGCCAAATCCACTGTATACGACTGGAGGAAAAAAGGTGATTGGGACAGGCGTAAAACTGAGATGGAAACATCGGTCGAGTTTATTACAGAAACACTTATGGGTTTCCTGGCTGAAGATGTTCGGGGAGCAAAAAAAGACAAAAAGCGGGATTCTAATTTTTGGGATGGAATTGTAAAAGCCGTCAAGTCAATGAAGAGCCTTGATCAGGAAGTGGATATATTAGGCAGCACACTGACGGTCATGGAGCAGTTTGGCCATTTCTTGCAACACAAAGATTCAGGGCTTCACAAAAAATACCAGGAGCTGCTCCCGGGCTTTTTGGTTTATATGCGGGAAAAATATAAGCAGGCTTGACATGATTACTGCAAGAACGCTGCATTTTAAAAAAGAAAAAAAGGCAGAGGTAGGTCTTTTTGTGGATCTCGCAGAAGGTGTGTTTTGCGATATTAATGAGTTCTGTACAGAGAACAGTATTGAGTTGATCCAAGTTGTGCAACCAGATCCATTGCGCAAACCTGAATATATGATCGGTGTGTTCAAAGACAACTTTGAAAAGAAACGGTAAACCACTATGGCCACAAAAAAAATAACAGTCCGCGAATATGATCAGCGGGCTGAAGAACTAATTAAACGGATACGGGCTGAGGCCAAACCTTTTGAGGATGATTCTAATGAGGGCAAACGTAAACGCCGTGAATCCTGCCAAAAAGATTTCCTGCTATTTTGTAAAACCTATTTGCCTCACCATTTTGAAGATGAATTTGACCGGCATCAAAAGAAAGCCGTTAAGCATTTAAAAACCTGGAATGAAATTATTATGTTCATGGCATTCCGTGGTTGGGCTAAATCTACTATGCTTATTACTGCCTACGGTCTCTATGCAACATTATACAAGCTTGTTCATTACATCCCGGTGATCAGTGATGTTGAAAGCCAGGCTACTGATCAGATGCTCACAGTTAAGGTAGAGCTGGAAGAGAACCAGCGTATCAAACAAGATTATGGCAGCCTGCAAAGTCACGATTGGGCAGAGGGTGCTTTTGTCACTACCAGCGGAATCAAGTGGCAAGCCTTTGGTTATAAATCAAAATTACTTGGGCGACGTTTTATGCAGTATCGTCCGGATCTGGCTTTTGTGGATGACTTTGAAAATGAAGTAAATGTGCGTAATCCACTACAGGTTAAAGAGCGATTGAAATATGTTTATGGTCAGTTGCTTCCGGCCATGGCCAAACGCTTCCAAATATTTTATTTAACAACACGACTTGCTCGTTATTGTGTTGCCGGTGAGTTGGAGAAGAATGACGCAGTAATAAAATTTATTCTTCCTGCAGAAACGAAACCCGGTAAAGCAACCTGTCCGGAACGCTTCCCAAAAGAACGCCTGATAAAAATGCGCAAGCTGATGGGTACCATCGAATACAGCAAACAAATGCTGCTAAAAATTATCTCAGATGAGACGCGTCCCTTTCAAGAACAGTGGTTTGTCAAGATTCCACGCCCTGAACCAAGCTATAAACGTATAGCTGCTTTTCTTGATCCCTCAGTTGGTTCTACAAATAAAAATGATTTTAAGGCTTTGGTTTTTGTGGGTTGGACTGGTGAATTTTATGATGTAATTACATCCTGGATAAAACGTGCCAGTATCGATCGTATGATCCGTAGAGCGTATGCAATGTACGACGATATCAGGCCACACCGCTTTGGTTTGGAAACAAATGGCTTCCAAGTCCTACTTAAAAAAGAATTTCAAAGAGCAGCCCGTGAGCATGGTTTTCAGTTACCTATAAAAGCTGTTGTCCAAAAAGAAAACAAGCTATTAAGAATGGAGCGCCGTTCCCCCTTGGTTGAGAATGGATTGCTGCGCTTTGTAGAAGGAGCCGGTGATAATAATTTATTAATAGATATGTTTCTTGATATTCCGGATGGAGCAAATGATGATGGACCGGATGCAACGGACGGGGCAATTACTGTTCTTGATCAAATGATTGGCAAGGCAGGTGAAACAGAGATTGACATATTCTAAATTTTGGGAGAAGAAAAATGATAGAAGGTATAGGCGAGGGATTAAAAGGCTGGCTAATACTAACGATAATACTGGCGGTATTGGCTGTATTTGGAATATGGAAAATTGTGGAAATAGTAATTTGGTTATTTGAGAACGTGACTATTAGCGTGGTATAAACTCAGCTGACAATAAAAAGGTAAAAGAATTATGAGTGAGCAAAAAGTACAAACCGAAGTCTGGGCAATTACTGAAGAGGGCCAGGTAATCGAAGGTTTACAAAAAGAAAAAATAACCAAAGCCAGCCAGCAGGATAAACAAAAAAAGTTCACTGGGTTAAAAACAGTTGATCCGCGCAATAGTTTTGACGTCCTGCTTTCCTTCCTGGATGAAAACACCTGGCATAAACGCTGCGTACTTTTAAAAACAGCCTTGACCGGTGGTTTGGGTTGGAGCCTGGTTACCGATGATGAGGAAAAAAAGGAAGACAAAGACTATAAAACCATCAAGGCATTCCTGGATAATCCAAATGAAGAAGGCCAGACATTTAATGAAATAATCAAACGGATGCTGATTGATTATTATTCTACCGGTAATACCTGGGCGGAGTTTGTTCGTAATAACAAAAAAGAAATTTCCGAAATGTACCACATGCCTGTTATATCCATGCGCCGGGCAAAAGATTTTAAAAGTCATTGGCAGGTTAAAACCTTTTCAAGAAACCAGTTTAATAATTTCGGAAGTGATGATATAAGTGTAGGTGATAAGAAAAAGAATGAAGCGCTGCACTATTTTAGTTATGATCCAAAATCGGATTATTATGGTATTCCGGAGTGGTTACCCGTGATAGCAACAATGGCTCTTGACCGCGCTGCTGTGGAATACAACACCTATGAATTCAGCAATGGTATGATGGCTAAGTTTATCATCATGATTGAAGGTGGAGAACTGTCACGTAAATCACGGGCGCAATTAAAAGTGTTTCTGCAGAATAATTACCGCGGCCATAAACATGCCGGCAAAGCAATGGTTATCGCCAATGATGATCCAGGTGTATCAATCAAGATTGAACGTATTGACAAAGAAGGATCTAATAAAGATATCTCGTTTTCTAAAAGCCGTACACTAAACCGCGATGAAACAATTGCTGCCCACAATGTTCCACCACGCCTGGTGGGAATTGTTGCTTCAGGTTCACTAGGAGGAACCGGCGAAGTAGATGGTCAGCTAAAAGTTTTTAAAGAAATTGTTATCGCCCCGGAAAAAGAAGGTTTTGAAGAGTTCCTCAACAGAACTGTAATCGCTTCTTTTGCCGATGGTAAACACAAATGGAAACTCAAATTTAATGAGATGGATATCTCTGACCGTAACAGTGATGCTGAATATTTTAAAACCATGAAAGAAATCGGCGCGTTACTGGTTGACGAAGTCCGGGAAGAAATTGGAAAACAGCCTCTTGAAGAAGATCAAAACAAGCCTACTGAGTTAACAAAGCGTATTGCCTCTAATTTAGAAGCTACGCGACTGGCGCTTGAAGAGGCCGCTAATCAGTAGAGCGTTCGGGAGAATCGATTTTAAACGCTATTTAAACGGGTTTTATGAATAAGTTCTGGATCTACAAATCACTTATTGAAATAAAGAAAATTTATGCCATTATCCGCAAGGATAAATATGACAAGATTGCTGCCGAGCTATCAAACGTTTTATTAAATGAATGGGACAAGGTAACCAAAGAAGCAATCAATGATGTTATCCGGGCAATAAAAGGAGCTGAAGAATTTACTTCCGCAGCTCTGGACGAAATGCTTGCCGCATTAAAACCTATTCTTGGCGTCACATTTACAAATAATGTGGCCGCTCCTGTTTTGGATCTCTCAAAAGAATCCTACACCGGTGGGTTAGTTGATGTTGAAGCCACCGCTGTTTTTAACCTGGTTGATCAGAACGCTGTCAGTGTTCTGCATGAGCACAATATCTATTGGGTACGAGATCATTTTGACACGAAGATATCAGGTAAAGTCACAGAGCTTGGTACAAAAATAATTAGTGAAGGTTTATCCAGGGAAAAAGCCGGTAAACTTTTTGCTAATGAATTTGCCGAAAAATACCAGCAATATAGCTGGCGCTACTGGGAAGGATTCTCAAACCATGTAACAACCAGATCCCGCGAACTTGGCCATGTGGAAGGATATGTCCGTGCCGGTATTGAAAAGATTCAGGTTAAAGCTGTGCTGGATCAGCGAACCACTCCAATTTGTCAACACATGCACAACCGGGTTATTGAAGTTAAGAAAGCGGTTGAGCTACGTGACCAACTATTAGAAGCTGAAGATCCGGAAGATGTAAAGAAAATTGCTCCCTGGTTAAGGCCTGA